AGATAAGGGTGGTGATGGTGCTGGTGGTGGTGGAGGAGGGGGGGGTGCTACCGGAGGAGGTGGTGGCGGAGCAGGAGAAGATAATAGTTCTGGTGGTGGAGGAGGTTCAGGTGGTGGAAGCAAATATCGTCCTGAATTGTCCACATTACAAAGTCAATGGACAAATGGTGGCAGTGGGTATGCTAATCTCAAATACACCGCAGTATCTACAACTGCAACAACAACCACTAGAAATACAACAGTATCTGGAACTAAAACTCCGATACTTACAATCAAATCAGATATTGTTGGTATACAAACAATAAGATGTGTTGTTTCAAACATTAATGCAACAAACTCACCAATTATTTCTAATGTTGTAAATTTTGCTACTGTATCAGACACTCAACAATTTAATATAAATGTAGAGGCAATCACAAATACTACTGCATTAATTTCTACAATTAATTTATTTAATGGTGACTATCAATTTTTAGTTACTTCTACAGATATTGTGGAAAATTTAAGCACAAACTTATATAGTTTTTATGCTCCAGATAGAAACATTAATGTTGAAATGGATCTTTATGGTGGAAAGGGTTCCGATAAAGGTTCTTATGCTGGTGGTGAGGGTGGATTTTCTAGAATAAGATTTACAATGTTAAGAAACACCGAATATGTAATTGCAGGACTTATAAGCAGTATTAATGCACCATTTCTTTATAGAAAAGCAAACTTAATTGCTGCTGTTGGTGGTGGAGGAAATGCAGGAACTTCGGGTAAAGGTGGTTTTGGTGGAGGAGTAAATATTGGTGGTCAATCCGGATTTGGAAGAGATAATGGATCTGGTGGTACAATTATTACTGCAGGAAATTTACCCGCAAACGGAATTTTTGGTTCGGCAACGAACTTAACTGCAGTGTCTCCAGATACAAAAGCAGTTTCTCCAAATGGTGGAAGAGTTTTATCGTGTCATAGAGGTGTTTATTGGAGACAACAAGGGTTCAGTGCTTGTCTAGATGTGGGAACTACACAATTTAGATTGTCTAATGGAACGATACTGACTAATACTGGTTCAATCGCAAGAGGATTTAAGGCAGGTTATGGAATTAATGAAACTGCAGGAGATGGAACTACAAATGGTGGTAGAGGTGGAAATGGTGCAACAGGTGGAAATGGTGGAATAAATGGTGGAGGTGGGGGAGGAAGTGGATATACTGATGGTTCGATCACAGTGATTTCCACACAACAAGGTGGATCAACAGGAACTGCAAAGGTTGTTTTAAGAGTTGTAAATTAACTAAATAATAATAACTAACAGGTTGGCGTTCTCCACCTATGGCTGCGATCAATAAGAATTTCGTCATAAAAAATGGATTGGAGGTAAATACCGATCTCATTTTTGCCGATATTGTAACTGATAAGGTTGGTATTGGTACCACAAATCCACAATACACTCTTCACGTTAGTGGTGGGATTGGTGTAACGAACCTTTATGTTTCTGGTATTGCAACGATTACAACTGGTATTGTTACCAATCTGACCAGTACCAATCTTACTGGTACTGCAGGAACTATTACGACTTTTAATAGTACCAATTTAAGAAGCACCAACCTCAATGTAACTGGTATTGGTACGATTGCGACATTGAACGCAACCGGAATCGCAGTTACCAATTTTACGGTTGGTGGAATCTCTACATTCACCAATGGACCAGTACTAATTGGTTCTGGTACTTCTACAGGAACAGCATCACAAAGACTTCAAGTCACTGGTGGGACTTATGTTTCTGGTAATCTTGGTATTGGATCTACAAATCCAACATCAAAACTTCACGTTGTTGGTGATGCAAGAATTACTGGTGTTGTAACTGCAACTACATTTAGTGGTGCAGTCAGTGGTATTGCAGCATCCGCAACACAACTAGTTACACCAAGAACCTTTGAGATTACTGGTGATGTTGTTGCTTCTCCAATCAGTTTTGATGGAACTGGTAATGTATCATTAGCAGCAACAATACAACCAAATAGTGTTGGACTTGGAACTGATACAACCGGTGATTATGTAAGAGACATTACCGGAACTTCAAACCAGATTAGTGTAAGTGTAACTTCTGGTGAAGGTTCTACACCAACTTTAAGTGTTCCCAATCAATTTACTGCACCACAAGACGTAACAGTTACAAGAGATTTATTAGTTAATCGTAACTTAAATGTGAATGGAAACATTACGATTGGTGGAACATCTGCGACTTTATTTACAACCGAACTTAAAATATCAGACCCTGATATTGTTCTTGGATTTAGAACCGACGGAAGTGGTAATGATGTTTCTAATGATAATACTGCAAATCACGGTGGTGTTGCACTTGCATCTACTGAAGGAACACCATTAGTTCAGTTATTCATTGCTGGGATTGAGACTAACCCACCAACATATAAGAAAATAATGTGGTTTAAGTCTGGTACTTTTGCCGGACTTGGAACTGATGCTTGGTTGATCAACTATGCTGTTGGTATTGGTAGTACTCAATTTCCATTAGGTACAAGACTGGCTGCTGGTAATGTTCAGTTTACACAAAATGATTTAGCAGTTGTAAGAAATATAAACTCATCTGGTATCGTTACTGCAACTACATTTATTGGAAATGTGAATGCCGGTGTGGGAACCATTACGACTTTTAATAGTACCAATGGAACTATTACCAATGGAACCATAACAAACCTGACTGGCACTGCAGCAACGATTGGTACTGTTAAGATTGTCTCTGGTATTATTACTGCAACATCAGGCATCGTTACTTATTATGGTGATGGTACTTATCTGACTGGTACTGCTTCAAGTCCAAATTTACAAGCAGTTTTAAATACTGGAAATACTTCTAATATTGGTTTTAGTATTACTGGAGTTTCTACATTAACAACACTGAATAGCACTTCTGGGACTATTACTAATATTTCTGGTACTGCTGGAACTATTACAACACTGAATAGCACTTCTGGGACTATTACTAATTTAAGTGGTGTTAATATCAATGTAACTGGTGTAGTAACAGCAACATCTTTTGTTGGTTCTGGAGCAAATCTAACCGGTATTGCAAATACTGCAAATATTGTAAGTACTGCAATCACCACAGGAATTCTTAATGTTACTACTTCTGCGGTGATTGGTAGTGGAGTTACAATCAATTCATCAGGTATTAATGTTACTGGTGTAGTAACAGCAACATCTTTTGTTGGTAATGGTTCTGGACTGACTGGTGCTGGTTCTACTGTTGCTGATGATACAACAACAAACCAAGAGTTCTTCCCACTCTTTACTGCAACTACATCAGGAACTATTACTGCATCAGGCATCTCAACATCAAAACTGACTTATAACCCTTCTACGGGGGCTATGACTGCAGTTGATTTTAATTCTACTAGTGATATAAATCTCAAAGAGAATATTCGCACAGTAGGAAATGCATTAGAAATCACAGAACAACTTCGTGGTGTCTCATTTGATTGGAAAGAAACTGGTAGAAGTTCTTATGGTGTGATTGCACAAGAATTGGAAGAAGTACTTCCAGAACTTGTAACTCAAGGTGATGTAAAATCAGTCAACTATAATGGTCTGATTGGAGTTCTGATTGAGGCAGTGAAAGAACAACAGAAACAAATTGAAGAACTTAAAAATACTAAATAATAATAACTTAAGCCGAGTAATCAACGACGATGGCAATTAAAATTTCAGGAACTACTGTTATTGATGACAGTAGGAATATACAAAACGTAGGAATAATTACTGTAACCACACTCAAAGTTGGTGCTGGTGTTACCATCGACTCTTCTGGTATCAATGTTGTTGGTGTAATCACTGCAAGTGATTTTATTGATGGTGGCACAAATCTTCTCACGGCAATCAACACAAAGGCATCAACAGGAAAAGCAATTGCAATGGCAATGGTCTTTGGTTGATAAATAAACAAAATTTTTTGTTATGTAAATAAAAAAAATTTCACAAAAAGAGGTTTCACAAAATGTCAGCACCAAATATTGTAAACGTCACAACTATTACTGGAATTACCACATACAAAACATTAACTGGCAACACCGAAACAGTTTTCCTCAATGCTCCAGCTTCCACTAATGAAGTTATAAAAGTAAATAACGTTATTATTGCAAATACAACATCAACTTCAGTAAATGCCACAGTTTCATATAGGACGGCCGCGGCCGGTGGTGGCACCGCATTTAAAATTGCAAATAGCACTCCAATTTCTGCATACTCAACTTTGGTTTTAATTGATAAATCATCTTCAATTTATTTGGAAGAAAATACTAGTTTGACTGCAACTTCATCAAGTGTTTCTGGACTTTTGGATATTATATGTTCTTATGAAGAAATTAGTTGATAAAAAAACAATAAAAAAAAAAACGAGGAAATTGTAAATGACTAACCTTTATTCTAAAAATGGAGAAACTCCTAAAGAAGTTGTGATGTTGATTCTTCCAGACGGAAGAACCAGAACAGATAATTTTACACAAGAAGAATTGGAATTGTGTGGTTACACTGGACCATATACTATACCAGAATATGATAATATTTTACAATTTTTATCGTGGAATTCTGAAAATTTAAGATATGAATTAAATGATTATTCAGATGAACACTATATCAATATTCTCAGAAATTTCAGAAATCTTGAACTTAATCAAAGTGATATTACTATGATTGAAGATTATCCAATTTCACCTGAGTCTAAATTGAAATTTAAATCTTATAGAGATTGGTTGAGAAATTTGCCAGAAAAAGTTTTGAAAGGAGAATATGAAATTCCAAAATCAGAACAACAAATTGAAAAATTGTTTTACGATGCAAAACTTTTATTTGAGGTAATATAAAATGCCAAGACCCAATAAACCAAAAATTTTACGAAAAATTTCAGACACCCAATTAACACTCAATACAAACTCATACTCAAACGTAACTGGTGTAACATCTACTACCTCTTGTTGCACCTGTCAATATTGTTTTGTTGGAAAATCAAATCTCAAAGATATGGTTGATGCATGTGTAGCAATTCAAGCTTCAGGTACTCACGCCGGTGCAAATGTGGGCCCTTGGTCGTCGGGACATCCCAATGGCGAGGGCAACCGTTCTGGCGGTGGAGCAAGTGGCGGCGCTGGATGTGGAAGTCCTTTCATTTTTTCAAAAGTAAACAGTTTTAATAATGGAACCTGGTGTTTTAAAAGACCGGGGTGTTCAGTTGTTGGCGCCTCAAGAACTTCAACATTTTTTTGTAATTTGCTAGATAGTTCTTTAGGAATACTATCTTGTGCATCCACTTCAGGATGTAATGCAAACGGTGGAGGAGTTAGTCATAATCCCCAGGGGCACGATCATTATGTACACGAAGCTTCAAATGGTGCCAATGGAACCCTCGGTGCAGCTGCTACTACTACTAATAATACTGCCGGAGTGTTTTATGATGTTTGTAATGTTGCCGGATCAGGATGCTGTAGTGGATATTTGCAATCCTCTTACTCTGGCAAACTCGTACCATCTCCTCTGAACGTATTTGGAACAACTGTTCCCAGATCTGATGCAACTTTTCATACCAGTTCGGGAGAATCCCACCACACAACGTTGTTTAGTTGCCCTGGTTGGGTGCATATAAAATCTACAGGAAGAAATGATAACGTGAATGAATAAGATAAAATATAGAAATTCTAATGTATGGTTTAACACAAATTTACCACTAGAAATTTGTAATTCAATTGAAAATGATTTATTATTTTTTGATAAAGAATTTAAAGATTCAAAGATAAAAAATGAAAATTTTAATAACTTAAATCAAAAAATAAGAAATTCAAAGAATGCTTGGATTCCAACAACTCACTGGACTCATGGTTTTATATGGCCATATATCTGTAGAGCAAATGAAGAATGTTTTAAATATGATATAACAAATATTGATAACGAATCTATGCAATACACTTCTTATTGTGAGGGGCAATACTACCAGTGGCATAGTGACGATGATTACAGTTCTCACGTTGCATCTATTCGTCCAAATTCATCTACCACTTTTGAAAAAACTGTTGATGATTACTATAATTACTTGCAAATTAAAACAGAGCATGTTAGAAAACTTTCTTTTTCTTTATTGCTATCAGATGCTGATGATTATGAAGGTGGAAATTTTCAAATTTTAGATGGAAAAGACTCATATTTTGCTCCAAGGCAAAGAGGAACTCTTATAATTTTTGATTCTAGAATGTTACATAGAGTTTTAAAAGTTACAAAAGGACAAAGAAAATCTTTAGTTGGATGGTGTATTGGTCCACGTTGGAAATAATTTTATGAATAAAAATATTTCATGGACATATAATGAGAAATTTGAAGAGCATGGATTTTTTATCATTAAAAATTTGTGCGATCCCTCACTTCTATATTCAGAAGTTCCAAGTGGTGAAGTTAAAGGCAAAGTTTTAATCTATCAAAAAAAATCTGGTGAATTAATTTCAATTTCTGATGAATCACAAGTGCCAAATTCATCTGCTAGACGTAATTTTCCACTATATCAACATATTAGTTTTAGTATCAAATCAATAATAGAAAATTTTATAGGAAGAAAATTATATACAACTTATTGGTATGATAGGTTTTATTTTTCAAATCAAGAATTGAAAATACATACGGATAAAGAGCAGTGTGAAATTTCTTGTAGTTTACATATTTCATCTAATCTCAAAAAATATTGGGATTTTAAATTAATGAATCTGTATGGAGAAGAAAAATCAGTTCAATTAAATCCGGGAGATGCTATAGTATATAAAGGTATTCAAATACCACATTGGAGAGATCCCTTGCCATCAAGGCATGATAAAAAAAATTCAACACAAAATGATGATACATACTATCATCAATCTTTTTTTCATTATGTCTTACAAGATGGAAATTATATTCAATTTGCTAATTAAAAAACATGAGTACGATTATTTTTATTGATGGTGGAATAGGAAGAGTTCTTTGCTCAATCCCGGCACTTTTAAAATATCACAGATTAAATCCAAATAAAGAATGGTATGTGATTGTTGCTGGATGGGAGTATTTGTTTTGGGGAATTCCCGAACTTCAAAATAGATCTTTTCATTCAGAAACAAAAGGAATATTTGAAAATTATTGGTTGAATGCAGAAGAAGTTATATCTCCAGAACCATATAGAGTTCCAGAATATTATAAAAATCAAATTTCTATGGCAGAGTCTTTTGATTTTGAAATTAATAAGACTACAGACCATTCAGATCTTCCAAATTTAGATTTTTTCTGTTCTTCTGCAGAAGTTGATATTGCATATAGTGTTTTAAAAACTGCAAAAGAAAATCAAGGAAAGGATAAAACAATTGTGATTCAACCATATGGGAGCACCGCAAATAAAAGAGACTATGGAATTGTTGATTTTAGCAATAGATCTATTCCTGAAGATTTTTACGAATATTTGGTTGATTCTTTAATGGAAGACTATAACGTAATTTATATGGGAGATTCTTCTCTTCATGACGGAAAAACTTTTATACCAAATCCAGATGTTGGAATAAGAGAGTGGGCAACTATTATTCAATATTGTGATTATTTTATTGGTTGTGATAGTTGTGGGCAACATATGGCAAAAGCAGTAAATCAAAAAGCATCTGTTTTTATTGCAGGAACTCATGAAACAAATGTATCTTATCCAAAAGATTTTCATATTATCAAAAAAGATTTGCCATTTTATCCTGATACGATGAGAATAAGTGGATTTTCTTCAAACTTATCATCAAGGTTGAATGAACAAAGAGTAGAATTTTCAGAAGAAGAAATGTATAAACATTACAAACAAATAATACTGCAAATTGAATCTCATTCTACCTTTGATTTTGAAGAAAATAAAATTGACAAAAATGAATATTTGATTCATAATTAAGTTTATTCAAAATAAAAATGGAAGAAACAGAATTTGAAAATCTCAAAAAAACTCTTAAAGTGTTAAAATTTTTAGATTATACTGAAGATGACATTCAAAGAGTTTTAAAAATAGAGAAAAAAGAAATTAAAGAAATTATGAAATATTTTGATGTTATTTAATAATATATAAGTATTGAAATGTAAAAAATAATGAATTTAGTTTTGTTTAATAATTTTTTTGAGGAACACCATGATGTTGATAGTGTTAGAGAATTTGGTCTGTCTCAATTTATTGATAAAGATTTAATTAATGATAATTGTGAATACTATCCAGGAATAAGAAGTAAAAATCTTCATATTATCAATCCAAAATTATATGAATATATTGAATTCAAAGTAATAGAATCTATTTTAAATTTTTCTGAATATAAACAAAATCCCAAAAATAAATATAGAATACAAGAAATGAAATATCATTTAACGACATCTATACATGAATGTGGATTAATTCATAGGGATTCGGTCTGGAATGAAAATAATTCAGAAAATTTAGTTTTTTCCGGAGTGATATATTTAAATCCAAATCCTCCAAAAAATTCTGGAACCAAATTGTTTAGAAAAAATTGTTTGAATAAACTAGCAATTCCACCTAGCAAAGTTCTTTCTTTTATTACAAAAGATAAAGATATTATTTCATCTTTCAATAAAGAAAAAATTGAATATAACACAAAATATTTTGATTTTGAATATGAAGTTCCAAATGTATATAACACTGTAGTAATATATCCAGGACATTATTATCATGCACCAGGTCAATATTTTGGAGAAGGGTTGGAAGATTCTAGACTTGTTATTGTTTTTTTTGTTGAGTTTGCTGATTGAAAAATATGATAAAAATACCAATCTCAACAGGAGAACTATTAGATAAGATTTCTATACTCTCAATCAAGTCTCAATATACAAACAATCAATATGTCTTAAAAGAACTCCAAGACCTCATTCAAATCGCAAAGGAATCTCAAGTTTATAATGATTCTTATCTTACAAAATTATTTCAAATAAATCAAAAACTTTGGAAGATTGAAGATGACCTGAGAGTTTTAGAAAAAGAACAAAGGTTTGATGAAGAGTTTATAGAACTTGCAAGAAGTGTTTATATCACCAATGACTTAAGAGCACAAATCAAAAAAGAAATCAACGAAGAAACTCAATCAATATATCAAGAGATAAAATTATATTGATAAATATCTAAAAAACCACAATGGCAGTTCCAGCAGTCAATATTACAATTGAACAGGGTGCAGATTTTGCATCTTCATTTACGATTACAAATGCAAATGGTTCTGTATACTCATTATCAGGTGCAAGTGCAGTTGCAAAAATCAAAAAGTTTCCAGAGTCCACGACTTCTTATTCTTTTTCAACCACGATTACAGTTGCAACAGGTGTGATTGCTCTTGCAATGTCAGATGAAGTTACTTCCACAATCACTCCAGGAAGATATTTTTATGATATCTTAGTCACAAACAATTCTGGAACTAAAACCAGAGTGATTGAAGGGATGGCTCTGGTGACTGCAGGTATCTCAACATAAATACTTAAAATTTCTTACCTTACTTATGGCAGATTTTAAGGTATCTCAAAACAGTGAGGCAAGTGCTCATAGTGTGAAATTGAGTTCTGGTAATAGTTTTACAATCAGTCAGGAGAAAACAGTTGTGGCAGAATTTCTTTCAGATTTAGCAGATGTTGCAGTCTCAAATCTTCCCGCAAGTGATAATTATGTTTTGACATATGATGCATCACTTCAAAAATATACTTTAGTTCCTGCAGACCAAGTTTTACAATCTGCAGTTGAGGATGCTCAACTTCCTCAAGAGTTTGTGGACCAACTTGATGTTGCTCTAGATGATAAGATTGATGTGGATGCAGGGGGGTTCTAAAAAATCATAAATAATAAAAAAATAGTATAAAAAGATGCCAGCTCCTGTTTTACAGTTTAAAAGAGGTCTTTTTGCTAATCTTCCCGGACTCAGGGATGGTGAACCTGGATTTACAACTGATTCTTACGAACTTTATGTAGGTATTGATAGTACCACTCAAAACAATAAGTTTTTTGGTTCTCATCGTTACTGGACCAGAGAAACTACAACCACAGGAAGTGGTGTAAATCTTGTAGAAGGAACAAATAACGGCACTGATTTTGTTACAATCAAATCCCCAGGAACTCTTGCTGGGATTGTAACTTTTATACTTCCAGGATCTCAGGGTTCGGCATCTTCTGTTCTGACGAATGATGGTAGTGGAAATCTAACTTGGTCAAGTGGTTCTGCATCTCCGGTTTTTAGTGGTATTGCATCATTTACCGAAACAACCAACAATACTTTAGGTGACGAGAATACTGGTGCGGTTCAATTTGATGGTGGTTTGGGAATTGCAAAAAACCTTACCGTCAAAGAAAATCTTCATGTCGGTGGATATGCAGAGTTTGTTGGTGTCGTAACATTTAAGGGTGGTACAATTAATATTGGTGATGGAAACACCGATGATATTAATGTCGGTGGTGAGTTTATTTCAAGTCTCTTACCAAATACTGATGATGCTCATGATTTAGGTAGTAATGCAAAGAGATGGAGAAATCTGAATGTAGTAAGTGTTGCGACTACAAATATTAGTATTACTGGTCTTTCTACCTTTACTGGTGCGATTGATGCGAATGGTGGTGCTGATATTTCTGGTGGTGAAACAACTCTTTCTTCGGCAACGGTATCAGACCTAACTTCTGGTAGAGTTGTTCTTGCCGGAACTTCAGGTGCTCTTGAAGATAGTGCTAATCTTACCTTCAGTACTGCAGCAGGACTTATTGTTGGTGCCGGTGGTATTAATGTTACTGGTGTTTCTACTTTCTCTACAGATTTAGTTGTTGGTGGTGATATAAGAATTAATGGTAATGACATTAAGGCATCTGATGGTACAACTGCGATTACACTTGCAGGTAATGATGTTACGGTTGCTGATGATCTCACAGTTGGTGGAAACCTTTATGTAAACGGATCTACAACTCAAGTCAACACTGCTGCTCTTACAGTAGAAGACAGAACAATTGATTTGGGTATTGTGAATGGTGCTGCCCCTGCGAGTACAACAACCTGGGATTTGGGTGTTCTCTTCAATTACCACGAAGGTAATGCTGCAAAGAAATCAGCAGTTATTTGGGAACACGTAGACTCAAGATTTAAGTTCGCAAGTGTTCTTACTGCTGACACTGATGGTTCAACTGTAGACACTCCCCAACTTACAGTCACAACCTTTGCACCGATTGAGATTGCATCTCTCTTTGTGAATGATTGTGCAGGAGCATCACAGGTGATTTCTTGCACAGGAACTACAAGAAAACTAGAAAATATTACAATTGACTGCGGAACTTTCTAATAAATAAGAGAAACTTTCTTATTTTATGACCGAAGAAGACTATACAGCCGTGATTGCATCATATCAACAAAAAGCATTTGAGTTGTTTAATCAAAATATTGTTTTAGAAACACAGGTTAATAGTTTAACAAAAACAATCAATTCTTTAACTTCTCAAATTGAGCAATATGAATTAAAGGATATTGATTTAGACAAAAATTAATATTGATAAATATATAATAATCTTCCAATATATATTGGATTCTTATGGTACATACCAAATATGAGGAATTTGAATGGCAGCACCCATTATTAAAATAAAAAGATCTTCTGTTCCGGGAAAGAAACCGACAGTAGATCAGTTACCTTTAGGTGAATTAAGTCTCAATACTTATGATGCAGAAATCTTTGTTCGCAGAGAAAGATCTGGAATTGGTACAGATATTGTAAGTGTTGGTATTGGTGCAACAGTTACAAACATCTTATATGTTACAAAAGATGGGAGTGATACAAATACCGGTCAAAAACTTGGAGATGCAAAAGCAACGATTGCAGGAGCAGTTTCAATTGCAACCACCGGAACAGTAATTAAAGTTTCGGCAGGAACATACTCCGAAAATAATCCAATTAATATTCCACAACAAGTAAGTATTGTGGGTGATAGTTTAAGAGAAGTTACAGTTTCTCCACAAAATGTGGGGAATCTTTTTTATGTGACAAATGGAAATTATATTGCAGAAATGTCTTTCACTGGTGCAGCAAATACCGGGGCCATTTTTGCATTCAATCCTTCTGGTGCAGGAAATATAACACAATCTCCTTATATTCAAAATTGTACTAATTTTATTCCAAACAGTATTGGAATGAGAATTGATGGAAATCATGCATCAGGAAATACAAAAAGTATGGTTCTTGATTCTTATACTCAATACAATCAGGGAGGAATTGGTGTTTCAATTACAAATAATGGTTATGCACAATTAGTTTCTTTGTTTACTATTTGTAATGATATTGCAGTATATTGTGGATCTGGGGGAGCATGTGATTTAACAAATTCCAATTCTTCTTTTGGAAATTATGGGTTGGTTGCAGATGGGGTGAGTAGTATTCAACATACTGGCATTATCACTTCAAATGCAGATGCAGGAGCAACTACTTTTACAATGTCAGGAGTTGGAACTTCAAGATTATTTGATGGTCAAGTAGTTTATTTTGATGATTTATACTATGAGGTTGAATCAATTACGATTGGTGCAGGAGGAACTGGATATACAAATGCACCTACGATTATAATCAGCAGTCCAGAAACTGCCTGGGGAATTACTGCAGAGGCAACAGCAACTATTACAAATGGGTCGGTAAGTGATATTAGTTTATTTTCTTCGGGAAGAGGATTTGAGACTGTGCCGACAATTACAGTATCTGCACCAAATGTTGGAATCAATACTGCAGTTTTGTCTGTTAATGTAAAACCAAAATACTATAGTATTATAAGTTGCACTCAACCAAATGCAGGTATTTGCACATTTACCATTAATGAGCAACTACCCTATGCAGTTGGAGTCGGAATCACAGTGCCGATCTTTAAGCAAAGTCGTATTCTTGCTTCGGGACATTCTTTTGAATATGTTGGATCTGGAACCGCAATTGAGACTGCACTTCCATCTGCTGGTGGTGTTGCTATACAAGAAAATGAAGTTGATATGAGAAATGGTGGGTTGGTTGTTTATACGAGCACCGATCAATCAGGAAACTTTAAAATTGGTGATGGTGTCACCATTGACCAAAATTCAGGAACAATCTTTGGTAACTTTTATCAAAGAAGTGTTCTTGCAAATGTAACACCATATATCCTAGCACTTGGAGGTTAATTAAAAAATTATGGCACTACCACTCAACATATTTAAGACAATCACTAATGTAGTATCAACCAATTCAGTTGGAATTTATACTGCTCCAGTTGGATATGCTTCTGTAGTTATTCTTGCACAAGCTGCAAATACTGGAAATACAACAGCAACAGTCACATTCTCTCATCAAAGAACCGTTGCTGGAATTGCAGTCACCACAGAAATTGTTAAAAGTTTTCCAATACCTGCTAATGATTCAGCAAGTTTTCTTGATGGAAAGTTGGTTTTGGAATCAAACGATGTCTTGGTTATATCAGGAAGTAATTCTTCTAATATTAAATTTACCGGAAGTATTCTGGAAACACTTAAGTAAAGAGAGAGAAATAAAATAAATGGCAAAGTTAGTCAGTGGTCGGTTACCAAGATTAAATGTAGGAATTGCTTCTCATAGTGAAAATCAAACAACTTTAAGTGTTGTAGGGATTTCATCTTTTCAGCAAGTAGTTCTAAATGGTTCAGTCAGTACTGGTACAACTACTGGGACTTCGGGACAATATTTAGAATCTACCGGAATCGGTGTAACTTGGGCATCATTTCCAACATTAAGAACCGGTAATGTTTTTACTGCAGGAGTCGCACAAACTTCCTTTACAGTTTCTTATAATGTTGGTTTTGTTGATGTTTATATAAATGGTGTTCGTTTAACAGACAGTGAATTTACCGGAACAAGTGGAACTTCTATTGTTCTTAATGAATCTTGTTTTGGTGGAGAAACAGTAGATATTCTTGCATACAACACTACAAGCACTGGTTCAGGAGGAGGAGGAATCAGCACAGAATCTCAAACATTAAATGATATACTAGGACTTGGAAATACTTCATCTAATGGTATGAGTGTTGGTGTTATTACTGCTACTTCTTTCGTTGGTAATTTAACAGGAACAGCAACCTTTGCAACATCAGCAGGTATAGCAACCAATTCTCAAGGTTTAACTGGCACTCCTAATATATCTGTGGGTATCGTTACAGTAACAGACTCTCGTCTTCAGTCAGTTTCAGAAAAATCAACAGTAGTTTCTGGTAACACAGTAAGTCTTGTTTATAACACTGGTGGAGGTAATGTTGCAATCTGCACAAATCCAACAGGTGCTATTACTCTTAATGTAACTGGTATTCCAACAGATAGTTCTTTTGATAATCGTACAATCAATTTTACTGTTGTTGCAATTCAGACAGCAATTGGATATGCTTGCACAACAATAAATCTTAACGGTGTCTCAAGAACTGTAAAATATCCAGGTGGTGTTGTTTCAGTAGCATCCACTAGTTCATACGACATCTTTAACTTCACTGGTATTAATATAGTTGGTTCAGGTAGCACAACTTCAAATTATCAAATTCTTGGAATGGTTAACGGAAACTTCAAATGAGTCCTCTTAATTCTATTATAAGTAAGAATTTTGCTGTTGCAACAACTTTTCCTAAAATTTCTACAAGAGGACTTGTTTTGCATTTAGATGTAGGACAACAAAACTCTTATAATGGTTCTGGAACCACTTGGACTGATTTGAGTGGTAATGGAAATACTGGAACTCTTGTGAATGGTGTTGGGTATTCTGCGAGTAATGGAGGTGCTTTGACTTTTGATGGGACGAATGATTATATGAGAATTCCCACCTTTACAAATACACCACAATCCACAATGACATTATTATATTGGATTAATTTTACACAACAAGGAAGTATTGCACAACAAAGTAGAAGTCCTTCTGATTCAAATTCAGAATGGATGCTCAACCTTTCTGGTAATAAGTTATTATTTTGGGATTATAATAATGGATATGGATTTAACCAGGTAGTTTCAAATACTACATTATCTGCAAATATTTGGTATCAAGTAGGATTTGTTAAAAATGTAACATCTGGTATTTTTTATTTAAACGGATTACAAGATGGAACTGCAACTGCTGCTTTAAATGCTGCATATGGTAATAATGACTATGTAATGGGATTTGATTATAGAGATAATAATAATTATTTTGGTGGAAACATAGCACAAGCATCAATATACAACAGAGCACTTACAACCACAGAAATACAACAAAACTTCCAAGCACTTAGAGGAAGATTTGGAATTTGAGTTTGTAAAGTTATAAATAATCATACGATGCCTAGTGCTAGTCACGAAGATGGTAGAAACGTAATGTAAACAATTTTTCTACCCCTCAGCACTTAAAACCATGGCATTTAACAGAGATTTATCCCAACTCGCAAATTTTCTAGAGATTAACTCTGACGGCACTTTTGTTAATATCATACCATCACAGTCTGAAGCACAACTAGGTATTGGTACAAACAATCCAACAGCAAAACTAGATGTACTTGGTAATGCAAGAGTTTCTGGTAATTTGTCTGTAGGCAACATTAATGCATCAGGTATTGTAACTGCTACTTCAGGTTTTGTTGGTAATCTAACTGGTTTAGCTAGTTCTGCTACTCAACTTGCAACTGGAAGAACTATAGCAATTACTGGAGACTTAACTTATACTAGTGGGTCATTTGATGGTACTGGTAATGTAACAGGCACAGGAACATTAGCAAACACTGAAGTTACTCCTGGTTCTTATGGTTCATCAACAGAAGTTGCTACATTCACTGTTGACTCTAAAGGTAGATTAACTGCTGCTGGTACTGCATCTGTTGGAACTGCTCTAACGGTTGCTGGAGACTCTGGTTCAGAAAACATCAGTCTTTTGAGTGAAACCTTAACAATCTCTGGTGGAACCAACTTAACCTCATCTGCTGCTAGTAATACTGTTACTGTTAACCTTGATCCAAATATTTCTTTAACAAGTGTTGTTGCTTCTGGTATCGTTACTGCAACTTCAGGTTTTGTTGGCAATCTAACTGGTGAAGTTAATGCTGCTGCATTTGATACTAATGCATCTGGTGTTGTTATTACTGGTGTTACTACTTCAACTTCAGGTTTTGTTGGAGCACTCACTGGTAATGTATCAGGTAATGTATCAGGTAATGTAACTGGTAACATTAACTCTTCTGGGGTTTCTACAGTTACTTCACTGAATGCAACCAATATTAATGCATCAGGCATCGTAACTGCTACTTCTGGTTTTGTTGGAAATCTAACTGGAACAGCAACATCAACCACCAATATCCCAAATCTCACTGGAGATATCACTTCAGATAACAAAGCAACTACATTAGCAACAGTTAATAGTAATGTAGGATCTTTTGGTTCACAAACTCTAATTCCAATTGTTACCGTTAATGCTAAAGGTTTAGTCACTGCAGTAACAACAGCAGCAGTTGGAACTGCACTTACTGTCTCTGGAGACTCTGGTTCAGAAAATATTGATCTTCTTAGTGAGTCTTTAACAATCTCTGGTGGAACAAACTTAACTTCATCTGCTGCATCTAATACTGTTACTGTTAACCTTGATCCAAATATTTCACTTACAAGTGTTAATGCATCTGGTGTCATCACTGCTACTTCTGGTTTTGTTGGCAATCTAACTGGTAATGTAACTGGTAACATCAACTCTTCTGGAGTTTCTACAGTTACTTCATTGGTTGCAACTAATATTAATGCATCAGGTATCGTAACTGCTGCTCAATTTGTAACTGGTGCATCTGGTTCTGCAATTGGAATTAACACTAACACTATTTCTGGTCCTGCAACAATTACAATTGATCCTGCTGCTGTTGGTGATAATACTGGACTTGTGGTTATCAAGGGTGATCTACAGATTGATGGTACAACAACCACTATTAACTCAACAACGGTTACCGTAGACGATAAAAATATTCAGATTGCTGATGGAGCTGCAAATGATGCTGCTGCCGATGGTGCTGGTATTACTATTACCTCTGGTGATGGAAACAAGACTTTCCAATTCCAAGATGCGGGAGACAATTTAGGTTCTTCAGAGAACTTAAACGTTGCCTCAGGTAAAGTTTATAAAATTAACAATACTGAAGTTCTTTCTAATAATACTTTAGGAAGTGGTGTTGTTAATTCTTCTCTGACTTCTGTTGGAACTCTTACTAACTTAAGTGTTGGTAATGTTAATTCAAGTGGCATCGTTACTGCTACTTCTGGTTTTGTTGGAAATCTAACTGGTTTAGCCAGTTCTGCTACACAACTTCAAACTGCTAGAGATTTCAGTATTAGTGGTGATGCAACTGCTTCATCAGTTTCATTTAATGGTACTGCTAACGTTGGTTTAGCACTTACTCTTGCAAACACTGCAGTCACTCCTGGTTCTTATGGTTCTTCAACTCAGATTCCTACATTCACTGTTGATTCTAAAGGTAGATTAACTGCTGCTGGTACTGCATCTGTTGGAACTGCTCTAACGGTTGCTGGTGACTCTGGTTCAGAAAATGTTGATCTTCTTAGTGAAACCTTAACAATCTCTGGTGGAACCAACTTAACTTCATCTGCTGCCTCTAACACAGTAACAGTTAACCTTGATCCAAACATTTCTTTAACAAGTGTTGTTGCTTCTGGTGTTATTACCGCAACTTCAGGTTTCTCAGGAAATCTTACAGGTGAAGTTAATGCTCCTTCATTTGATACCAATGCTTCTGGTGTAGTTGTTACTGGTGTTGCTACTGCTACTAGTGGTTTCTCAGGAAATCTAACTGGTAATGTAACTGGAAATGTAACTGGTAATGTAACTGGAGATGTAACGGGAACAGCAACAACAGCAACAAATGCTGTACAACTTCAAACAGCAAGAACAATTGCATTGACTGGTGATGTGGTTGGTGAAGTATCTTTTGATGGTACTGCAAACGTTTCAATTGCTGCCACAATTCAACCAAACTCAGTTGATCTTGGTACAGACACAACCGGTAACTATGTTGCTACAGTTGCTGATGCTGGTTCATCGGATATTGTAGTATCTGGATCTGGTTCAGAAACTGCTGCTGTTACTCTTGGTCTTTCAACAACTGGTGTAGTTGCAGGTTCTTATGGTTCTTCTACTTCAATTCCAACATTTACTGTTGACTCAAGAGGTCGTTTAACTGCTGCAGGGACTGCTTCAGTTGGAACTGCTTTAACCGTTGCCGGTGATTCTGGATCTGGAAACGTTGACTTACTTTCAGAAACTCTCACCATTGCTGGTGGCACCAACTTAACATCATCTGCTTCGGGTGAAACTGTTACCGTTAATCTTGATCCTAACATTTCACTGACAAGTGTTGTTGCATCAGGTATCGTAACTGCTGCTCAATTTGTAACTGGTGCTTCTGGAGAAGCAATTGGTATTAATACCAATACAATTTCTGGTCCTGCAACGATCACCATTGACCCTGCTGCTGTAGGAGATAACACTGGTCTAGTTGTGATTAAAGGTGATTTACAAATTGATGGTACCACAACCACCATCAATTCAACAACGGTTACTGTAGACGATAAAAATATTCAGATTGCTGATGGTGCTGCTAATGATGCTGCTGCCGATGGTGCTGGTATTACTATTACCTCTGGTGATGGTAATAAAACCTTCCAATTCCAGGATTCTGGAGACAACTTAGGTTCTTCAGAGAACTTAAACGTTGCATCGGGTAAAGTTTATAAAATTAACAATACTGAAGTTCTTTCTTCAACAACTCTTGGATCTGGTGTTGTTAACTCATCACTGACTTCTGTTGGAACTTTAACCAATCTAAGTGTTGGTAATGTTAATTCTTCAGGTATTGTAACTGCTACTTCAGGTTTCTCTGGAAACGTAACTGGAAACGTAACTGGTAACATTAACTCTTCTGGAGTATCAACAGTTACTTCATTGAATGCAACAAACATTAATGCATCAGGTATTGTTACTGCTACTTCTGGTTTTGTTGGAAATCTAACTGGTTTAGCCAGTTCTGCTACACAACTTGCAACTGGAAGAACTGTAGCAATTACTGGAGATTTAACTTACACTTCAGGATCATTTAATGGCACTGGTAATGTAACAGGAACAGGAACATTAGCAACAGTTAATTCCAACGTTGGATCTTTTGGTTCACAGACTCTGATACCAGTTGTTACTGTTAATGAAAAGGGTCTTGTGACTGCAGTAACAACTGCTGCTGTTGGAACCGCACTTACTGTTTCAGGTGACTCTGGTTCAGAAAATATTGATCTTTTAACAGAATCTCTAACAATTTCTGGTGGCACTAACTTAACTTCTTCTGCTGCATCAAATTCCGTTACAGTTAACCTTGATCCAAATATTTCTTTAACAAGTGTTGTTGCTTCTGGAGTCGTAACTGCAACTTCAGGTTTCTCTGGTAATGTAACTGGTAACTTGACTGGTGAAGTTAATGCTCCTTCATTTGATACCAATGCATCTGGTGTTGTTGTTACTGGTGTTGCAACTGCTACTACATTCGTTGGAGCACTCACTGGAAACGTAACTGGAAACATTAATTCTTCTGGAGTATCAACTGTTACTAATTTAAATATTGGTGGTTATGTTTCTATTGGAAATACTACTGGTGCTATGAATCAGGTTCTTGCTTCTGTTGGAGCAGGTGTAACTTGGAAAACCTTTAATGACCTATTACCACAAACAAGAACAACACAAACCTTTACTGCAACAGCAGGACAAACACTATTCAGTTTTGTGTATAATGTAAACTTCCTTGATGTATTTGTGAATGGTGTTAAGTTATCTTCTGGAGAATTCACTGCAAGTAACGGTAGTACAATCACTCTCTCTGAAGCTGCATTTGTTAATGATACTGTTGAGTTTGTTTCTTATAGTACTCTTGGTGCTGGTACAGGACAAGTTAGCAGTCTAAATGACTTATCTGATGTTACTCTCAGTGGTATTGCAACAGGAAATATTCTTGCATACAATGGTTCGGAGTTTGTTAATACATCAACACTTTCTAATATTACTGCTCTTGATGCAACTACAACTGCAACTATTGAAACAGCAATTGCTGCTGCTCCTAATAACTTTACTTCACTGAATATTAGTGGAGTTTCTACAGTTACTTCACTGAATGCCACTAATATTAATGCATCAGGTATTGTTACTGCTACTTCAGGTTTCTCTGGAAATGTAACTGGTAATGTAACTGGTAATGTAACTGGAAACATTAACTCTTCTGGAGTTTCTACAGTTACTTCACTGATTGCAACAGACATTAATGCCTCCGGTATCGTAACTGCTACTTCTGGTTTTGTTGGTAATGTAACCGGAAACTTAACTGGTAATGTAACTGGAAACATTAACTCTTCTGGAGTTTCTACAGTTACTTCACTGATTGCAACCAATATTAATGCATCTGGTATTGTTACTGCAACTTCAGGTTTTGTTGGTAATCTAACTGGTACTGCATCCACAACGACTAATATACCTAATTTAACTGGTGATATTACTTCACTTAATCTTGCTACTACATTAGCAACAGTCAACTCTAATGTTGGATCTTTTGGTTCACAAACTCTGATACCAGTTGTTACTGTTAATGCTAAAGGATTAGTGACTGCAGTAACAACAGCAGCAGTTGGTTCTGGTTTAACTGTTACTGGAGACTCTGGTTCAGAAAACATTGATCTTCTAACAGAAACTTTAACAATCTCTGGTGGAACTAATCTAACTTCATCTGCTGCATCTAACGCAGTAACAGTTAACCTTGATCCGAATATCTCCTTAACAAGTGTTGTTGCATCAGGTATTGTAACTGCAACTTCAGGTTTCTCTGGAAACGTAACTGGTAATGTAACTGGTAACATCAACTCTTCTGGAGTTTCTACAGTTACTTCACTGATTGCAACAAACATTAATGCATCAGGTATCATCACTGCTACTTCAGGTTTTGTTGGTAATCTAACTGGTATTGCAGCATCTGCAACACAATTAGTTACACCAAGAACTTTTCAAATTACTGGTGATGTTGTTTCTTCTCCTGTTAGTTTTGATGGAACTGGTAATGTATCATTAGCAGCAACAATACAACCAAATAGTGTTGGACTTGGAACTGATACGACCGGTGATTATGTAACCAATATCACCGGAACCGCAAATCAAATTACAGTCACAGGTGGAACTGGTGAAGGTTCTACACCAACTTTAAGTGTTCCTAGTCAATTCACTGCACCACAAGACGTAACAGTTACAAGAGACCTTCTAGTTAATCGTAACTTAAATGTAAATGGTAATATTACTATTGGTGGAACATCTGCGACTTTATTTACAACCGAACTTAAAATATCAGACCCTGATATTGTTCTTGGTTTTAGAACCGATGGAAGTGGTAATGATATTTCTAATGATAATACCGCAAATCACGGTGGTGTTGCACTTGCATCAACAGAAGGAAGTCCATTAGTTCAGTTATTCATTGCTGGGATTGAGACTGCTCCTGCAACATATAAGAAAATTATGTGGTTTAAGTCCGGTACTTTTGCCGGACTTGGAACTGATGCTTGGTTGATAAACTATGCCGTTGGTATTGGATCCACCCAATTCCCAAGTGGAACTAGTCTTGCTGCTGGTAATGTTCAGTTCACCCAAAATGACTTAGCAGTTGTTGGAAACATTAATTCCTCAGGTATTATTACTGCTACTACATTCGTTGGAGCACTTACAGGAACTGCTACATCAACTACTAATATCCCTAATCTAACTGGAGATATTACTTCAGTCAACAAAGCAACTACATTAGCAACAGTCAATAGTAATGTTGGAACTTTTGGTAATGGTACTTCAATTCCAACCATTACTGTGAATGCAAAAGGATTAATCACTGGAGTTACAACAACTGCTGTAACTTCTGCAAATGATGGGGCTCTTACATTAGCAGTTTCTGGTACTGGTTTATCTGGTTCTGCATCCTTTACAGCAAACCAAGCAGGAGCATCTTCATTTACTGTTACATCTAATGCTACCAATGCTAACACTGTATCCACAATAGTCGCAAGAGATGCTTCTGGTAACTTTAGTGCTGGAACTATTACTGCATCATTAACTGGTACTGCTACATCAACGACTAATATCCCTAATCTAACTGGAGATATTACTTCAGTCAACAAAGCAACTACATTAGCAACTGTAAACTCTAATGTTGGAACTTTTGGTAATGGTACTTCAATTCCAACCATTACTGTGAATGCTAAAGGATTAATCACTGGAGTTACAACAACTGCTGTAACTTCTGGAACAACGATTACTGATGATACTTCAACAAATGCAACAAGATATTTACCATTCACAAGTGCAACATCAGGTTCTATTTCTGCAGCAAATGTATCTTCAACTAAACTAACCTTTAACCCTTCTACTGGTGCTCTTTCTGCTACTGATTTCAACTCTACTTCTGATATCAACCTCAAAGAAAATATCAGACAGGTTGAGAGTGCATCTGAACTCGTTTCTAAACTTGAGGGTGTTCACTTCTCTTGGAAGGAAACTGGAAAAGAAACAATTGGTGTGATTGCTCAACAAATTGAAGAGCACTTACCACAACTGGTTCAGACTGGTGATACTCACAAGACCGTGAACTATAATGGTTTGATTGGAGTTCTGATTGAGGCAGTGAAAGAGCAAGGACAAATGATTGCTAATCTTCAAGCAGAAATTGAAGAACTCAAAAAATAATTTGAGTCTAAATTAAATTTAGAGGAGGAAGAGAAATCTTCCTCCTTTTTTCATAAATAAGATATAGGAAAAACATAGTTAATGGCAAATACCAGAGAATTATCTCAACTTGCATCTGTAATATCAGTTGCTGATGAAACTAGAAATGTTGGTATTGGAACAACAACTCCAACATCAAAACTTCACGTTTCTGGTGATGTAAGAGTTTCTGGTGTTGTGACAGCAACTTCTTTTAGTGGTGATGGTTCTCAACTGATTGGCATTTCTGCCAGTTCTTCTTCGCAATGGGTTACAACAGCATCAGGTATTCATACTCTATCTAATGTTGGTATAGGAACCACAAATCCAACATCAAAACTTCACGTTTCTGGTGATGTAAGAGTTTCTGGTGTTGTGACTGCTACTACATTTGTTGGAGCATTAACTGGTACAGCATCCAATGTAACCACGAATGCAAACCTAACGGGTCACGTAACTTCTGTTGGTAATGCTGCAGTATTAGGTTCTTTTACCTCACTACAACTCTTAACAGCACTTACTGATGAGACTGGTTCTGGTGCTAATGTATTTGCTACTAGTCCTACATTAGTCACTCCTGTATTAGGAACTCCTTCTTCTGGAACTTTAACTAATTGTACTGGATTACCAATAAGCACTGGTGTTTCTGGTCTTGCTGCTAACATTGCTACATTTTTAGCAATACCATCAAGTGCCAATCTAGCAGCAGCATTAACTGATGAGACTGGTACTGGTTCTGCTGTATTTGCTACTAGTCCTACATTAGTCACTCCTGTATTAGGAAGTGCAACAGCAACAAGTATTGTTGTTGGTTCTGGAGTTACAATTAATTCGTCAGGTATTAATGCATCAGGTATCATTACTGCGTCTCAACTTTCTACTGGTGCATCTGGTACTGGTATTAATATTAGTACAGATACTATAAGTGGTCCGGCAACTCTTACAATAGACCCAGCAGCAGTTGGAGATAATACTGGTGCAGTACGAATTAAAGGTGACTTATATGTAGATGGAGATCAATTTATTGTTAATTCCATAACAATTGAACTGGCTGACTTTAATGTTGGTATTGCAACCACAGTAGGAACAAATGCACTTCTTGATGGTGCTGGTATTGGTATTGGTTCTATTGGTATAAGAAAAACAATACAATGGGCGAATAGTAGCAATTCATTAGAATCAAGTGAAAGTTTTAATCTTAATATTGGAAAAACCTATAAGATTAATGGAACTGACGTACTTTCTAATACTACTTTAGGAAGTGGTGTTACTAATTCATCACTCACTTCTGTTGGAACACTAGGGCAACTTAATGTTACTGGAGTTTCTACATTCACTAATGGACCTATATTAGTAGGAACAGCAACATCAACAGGAACCACAGACCAAAGACTTCAAGTGACTGGTGGTGCTTATGTTTCTGGTAATCTTGGAATTGGTAATACCCTCCCGACTAGTAAATTAGTAGTTCAAGGTGATGGAAGATTTGTATCTTCTGGTCAAGGTGATGTTACTATTACACATTCCAATCTTGTATCAACAATTAAAGGTACTTCTACTGTTCAACTTGCATTAGGTGCTAATAACAATGAAGTAATTAGAATTAATAATTCAAGTCAGGTTGGTATTGGAACCACAACTCCAACATCAAAACTTCACGTTGTTGGTGATGTAACTGCTACTACATTCGTTGGAGCACTGACTGGTACTGCTACATCAACAACTAATATACCAAACTTAACTGGTGCAATCACATCAGTTAACACCACAACATCATTAGGTTCTTTTACATCAGCACAATTAGCAACAGCTCTTACTGATGAAACAGGTTCTGGTGCGAATGTATTTGCAACAAGTCCTACTCTAGTCACTCCTGTATTAGGTGCTGCAACAGCAACCAGTATTGTAGTTTCTTCTGGTTCTACATTCACTAATGGTCCTATATTAGTAGGAACAGCAACCTCAACAGGAACAGCATCACAAAGACTTCAAGTTACTGGTGGTGCTTATGTTTCTGGTTCTTTTGGTATTGGAACCACAAATCCAACAAGTAAACTTCACGTCATTGGTGATGCAAGAATTACTGGTGTTGTAACTGCTACTACATTTGTAGGTGCTCTTACTGGAACAGCATCATCAACAACTAATATTCCTAATCTAACTGGTGATATAACATCAGTCAATTCTGTTACATCTATTGCTGCTGGTGTAATCGTTGATGCTGATATTAATGCTAGTGCTGGTATTGTTGATACCAAACTTGCTACTATTAGTACTGCAGGTAAAGTATCTAATAGTGCTACGACTGCAACTAATGCTAATACTGCATCTGCTATAGTTGCAAGAGATGCTTCTGGTAACTTTAGTGCTGGTACTATTACTGCTAACTTAACTGGTACTGCAACAAGCACAACTAATATTCCTAACTTAACTGGTGATGTAACTTCTAATGGAACTACAACTGCTATTGCTGCTGGTGTAATCGTTGATGCTGATATTAATGCTAGTGCTGGTATTGTTGATACCAAACTTGCTACTATTAGTACTGCAGGTAAAGTATCTAATAGTGCTACGACTGCAACTAATGCTAATACTGCATCTGCTATAGTTGCAAGAGATGCTTCTGGTAACTTCTCTGCAGGTACTATTACTGCAAACCTTACTGGTACTGCATCTAATGTAACCACTAATGCAAACTTAACAGGACACGTAACATCTGTTGGTAATGCGGCTGTATTAGGTTCTTTTACATCAGCTCAACTAGCAACAGCACTCACCGATGAGACTGGTACTGGTGCTGCTGTATTTGCTACTTCACCAACTTTAGTAACTCCAGTATTAGGAACTCCACAATCTGGTACATTAACAAGTTGTACTGGACTACCAATAAGTGGACTAACGGCATCAACATCAACAGCACTAGGTGTTGGTTCTATTGAGTTAGGACACGCATCAGATACTACACTCACTAGAGTATCTGCTGGTTTAGTTGCAATTGAGGGTGTGAATATTGTAACTACATCTGCAACTCAAACACTTACCAATAAAACTCTTACATCACCTACATTAACAACACCAGTATTAGGAACTCCAAGTTCTGGAACATTATCCAACTGCACAGTAGATGGTACATTTTCAGTGGGATACAAAAAAATTCCACCTGTTGGTACTAAAACATCTTCTTATACTTTGGTTGCTGGTGATGTGGGTAAATTTGTTGAACTGGAATCTGGTGGATCGGTAGTTATTCCTGCATCAGTATTTTCGGCAGGAGACGCAATTATGATTTTCAATAATACAGCAGCTTCAATAACTTGTACTTGTTCTGCTGTTACAACTGTTTATAAGGGTGGTACAAACGCAGATATAGGTACTTTTAGTGTGACAACAAGAGGTGTTGCAAATATTTTGTTTATTTCTGCAACTGTTGCCGTAGTAACGGGTAATCTATCATGAGCGGTATATTTCTTAGCTTTTTTGGCGGCGGTGGTGATTCTTCAATTTTAGTTGAATATTTGGTTGTTGCTGGTGGTGGAGGAGGAGGTTCTCGTGCTGGCGCTGGTGGTGGAGGTGCTGGTGGATACAGAACAGGAAATCTTTCAGTATTATCTGGACAAACTTTTACTATTACCGTGGGAGGTGGAGGTATTGGTGGACCCTCAGACTCATCTCCATACGATGGAACACGAGGGGGAACTAGCACATTTGGACCAATATCATCCACTGGTGGTGGTGGAGGAACTCTAAACAAAGCAAACGGACAAGAAACTGGTGGATCTGGTGGTGGAGGAAGTAGAAACCAACCACCGGGAGCAGCAGGAAATAGTCCGCCAACATCACCACCACAAGGATTTCCTGGTGGATCTGGAAGTCCAGGGAATGAACCATCCGGTGGTGGAGGAGGAGGTGGAGCATCACAGGCAGGTTTTAATGCCCCAGATGGAAGAGGTGGGAATGGATTGCCAAATAGTATAACCGGATCTGCTATAACTTATGGTGGAGGAGGAGGTGGTTCTACTGATGGATCTGCTGGTGGTTCAGGTGGAGGAGGAGCAGGTGGTGGTACAAATGGAACAGCAGGAACAACTAATTTGGGTGGTGGGGGTGGTGGTGGAGGTCCTAATCCCGATCCTGCTTTTGGTGGCAACGGTGGATCAGGAATTGTAATTATTGCTTATCCAAATGCATCTCCTACTCTAACAAGTATTGGAGGAGGTTTATCTTATACTCAACCAACTCGTTCTGGGTTTAGAGTTTATAGGTTTACTGCTGGAACTGGAAACATTACATTTTAAATCTTATGGCACACTACGCATTTTTAGATAAAAATAACATTGTTGTTGATATTATTTGTGGGAAAGAAGAATGGGAAGACGGTATTGATTGGGAAGAATACTATGGAAACATAAGAAATGTGAAGTGTAAGAGAACTTCATATAATACTCGTGCTGGAAAACATCCAAATGGTAATCCATTTAGAAAAAATTATGCAGGTATTGGATTTACTTATAATGAAGAATTAAATGCTTTCATTCCACCCAAACCTTATAACAGTTGGATTTTAAATGAGGAAACCTGTCTATGGGAACCCCCTATTCCATGTCCAAATAATGAAATTAATTATACATGGAATGAATTCTCTTTATCTTGGGTTATAGTTTGAATAAAAATCTAAATAATAAATGTAATGTTCTTATACTTCATAAGAACATAAATAACTAAAAATACAATAAGATGGCTCTCAACTTTCCAAACAGTCCTGCACTGAATGATGTATATACTGATACCACCTCTGGGTTCTCGTATCAGTGGAATGGAACTGTATGGATAAGTTTTAGTGCAGCATCATCAAGTCAAATCAAAGTACTTGATGATATTTCTGGTTCTTTTACAGGAATCGCATTTACCTTTGCACTTACTTCAAGTAGTGTATCAATCTCACCACCGAATGCACAATCACTGATTATCAACCTTGGTGGTGTCATACAAGACCCATCTGATGATTATATTGTTTCTGGAAGTAACATTATATTCTCCACTGCTCCTAATAATGGATTAAGTTTCTCTGGAGTTTCATTAGGACCTGCGATTCCAGTCAATACAATACCATCTGGTACTACGACTGGTGGTTCATTTACAGTTGCTGGTCTTTTATCAACAACAAACTTATATGTTTCTGGTATTTCTACTTTTGTTGGTCTTGCAACTCATACAGGAACAATCTTTGGAAGTAACCTATCACTAACTGGTATTGCAACTGCATCAAGTTTTGTTGGAGCACTGACTGGTAATGCAACTGGTCTCTCTGGTAGTCCTAATATTACTGTTAATAATGTCGTAGCAGCAGCAGGAACCTTCACAAACTTAACAGTAAATGGTACTCAAACCATTATCAATACAACAAGTTTAGAAATCGCAGATAAGAATATTGGTATTGGTTCTACATCATCTCCTAGTGATGCACTTGCTGATGGTGCTGGTATTACGATTTATGGATCTACAAATAAAACTATTACTTGGGAAAGAGATACTGGATGCTTTGAGTATAACCAACCAAATAAGTTTCGTGGTGTTATAGAAACAGTATCTACCGGAACAACTTATGCACTGAGTGGTGGTAAAGTTGTTCTTGAGTTAGATGTAAGAAATGCAACGACATATACTCATAGTTTATCAAATGGTAGTGTAGGTATTGTGTCCTTTAAGAATATGCCTGCGGATACTGGTGTTTCTAATGGTACGACGATTACTGTTATCTTTACACAGAACGCAACAGGAACTGCAAATACAACAGCAGCAACTGGTATTGGTACTAACTGTTTTGTGATTGGATTTGAGAATGGTGCAGCAGTTGCATCAGGTATCTCAACAAGAGCACTGGTAGGTACTGCAACCACTGTGACACTTTCTACGACTGCAAGTGATAGAGATTTTGTATCATTCTTCGTGCATTATACTGGTGGTACAAATACTGTTGCAAGTAGTTATCAGGTTTATGCAACGAAGAATGGTGGGTTCCGTCAAGGTACTGTAGGAGTTTGATATTATGGCACCTCTTTTTACTGGGTTAAAGTTTGGGTTTGGTAGAGTTGATGCTGAGATTGGTGGTGCAGCACAAGGATTAACAGCAACTGGTGGTACAATCACAACACCTGGAAATGGATATAGGTATCATGCTTTTACAACACCCGGTCCAGCAACTTTTACAGTTACTGGAATTGGAATTTATGGTAGTACTGTTGAGTATCTTGTTGTTGGTGGTGGTGGTGCTGGTGGATCAGATAGAACTGGTGGCGGAGGAGGTGCAGGAGGACTGAGAACCGCAACAGGATTTCCTGTAAGTACTTCTCCTGGGTCTTATACAATAACTGTTGGTGCTGGTGCTGCTTTGGGAGGAAATGGATCACCTTCTATTTTTTCTTCAATAACATCTCAGGGGGGTGGTAGAGGGGGAACTGATCCAGATTTTTTTGGACCAACTAACGGCACTGGATTTCCTGGAGGTTCTGGAGGTGGCGCAAGATCCAATAGTCTTGGAGCATCTGGAGGATCTGGTAATAGTGTAACTGGTACAAGCACTCCTGCTCCGTCACAAGGAAATCCTGGAGGTCCAAATACTGCAGGAAGTCTTGGTGGCGCTGGTGGTGGTGGTGCAGGTGCTGCAGGAGCACCAGTAGGTCCTGGTAGCGGTGGTAGTGCTGGTGGAGTTGGATTGCAATATCCACAGTTTACTGGTCCTTTGATTGGTGTTCCATCACTTGCTCCATTAAGTGGTTATTTTGCTGGTGGTGGAGGAGGAGGAAATGCTGAACCTATGGGCGGAACTTTTGCTCCTGGCGGTCTAGGTGGAGGTGGAAGAGGACAATCTGGAGATAGTGGTACATCACCACTACCAGGAACTACTAATAGTGGCGGCGGTGGCGGTGGCGCTGGCCCTGCTTCTGGTGGTGGTACCGGTGGTCCTGGAATAGTAGTCATCCGATACCTAGTATAAAACACCTGATTGGGTGGTACTTTTCAGGAAGGAGGGTGTAAGTCCCTCCTTTTTAGTATTTGACTCCCCCCCCAAACTGATATATAATACTCCTGAATACATTATAAGAAGGTATGGCACTCACCAGTATTTGGTATTATACGAACTTACCAGAAGATATCGTAAATATCATAGAACGAGATCTCACAGAAAACTTTGATCCCTCAATGGGGGACTCAAGACTTCACGGTGATGCTCTCAACAAAGAAAAAAGAAACTCACAAAATACCTGGATACCAACAACTCACTGGGTTGCTGGGTTCTTATGGCACTACGTACAAAGAGCAAATCGTGAGAACTTTCTGTATGACCTGAGAAATATTGATGGTGAAAGTCTCCAATATACTCGTTATGAGACAGGGCAGTTTTATGGATGGCATAATGATGCAGGTCTTGCAACACAATACAAGCCTCAGTCAGTTGGTAATCGTGCAGAAGGACTTGCAAATGACTTTGTGAATGAGAATATTGAACTTGTAAGGAAACTTTCATTTTCATTGCAACTTTCGGATCCTGATTCATATTCTGGTGGAAACGTACAGATAATGGATGAGACAGGGAGTTCTCATATTGTCCCAAGAAAGCGTGGGACGATTGTACTTTTTGACTCTCGTGCACAACATAGAGTTCTCAAAGTAACAAAAGGATGTCGCCGTTCCATAGTTGGTTGGTGCGTAGGAAAAAGGTGGTGTTGATATGGAACAAATGAACGAACTGCAACTACAATGGCAGGAAAGGACGAATACAGGAACTGCCTGGACTCATAATGAAGATTTTGAGAAGAATGGATATCTGGTTATCAAGGACTTATGGTCGGTTGATGAGTTATATCATCCACTACCACCAGAAAGAGGACAGATAAACTACTGGGGCAAGAATATGGATCAGTTCAATCACGATCCAGTAGAACAACAAGTAGAGGGATCTCTGGCACGATACTGGCACCCACAATATCGTAAGATACATACTGGTATTCGTCTCAAACTAGAAGAAGTAATCGGTAGGAAACTTTATAATACTTATTATTATGATCGTTTTTATTTTCCAGGACAAGCATTACTAAAACACGCAGATAGAGATGCCTGTGAGATTTCTGTGAGTGTTCACGTTTCTACAACTCTCAAAGAATGCTGGCCCTTTAAGATTAAAACACCAGACACTTATGTGGATAAGAAGAAAAAGGATGTAGTATTGGTCCCTGGTGAAGAACGTTCTTTGTGTTTAGAACCTGGTGATGGATTACTTTATAAGGGATGTTCCAGACCACATTGGAGAGATCCGATGCCCGGTGGAAAGAAGAGTAAGAAACTGTTTGGTAAGTCAACAACAGAAGATTACTACCATCAAATATTTTTTCATTACGTGATTCAAGACGGTCAAAGAGCACATTGTGCCTGGGATAAAGCACGTTGAGGTATGAAATCTCCACTCTTCTCTTACCCCTCTTATCAGTATCAAGTTGCTGATTGGAGTTTCAAACGCAAAGGACTTCTAAATCGTATAAACTCTCAAAAGTTCGTAAGAACTTCTCTACAAACCTTTGAGAGTGACAGAAGCACAAATAATAAATCTTACGTTCATTATTTCCAAGACCTCATCCGTCCAGAGTTATTTGAGTTTTGTAAAGAAGCAGAAGTATCTTGTAGTATGACTGATTGTTGGACTGTGAGATATCGTAAGGGTGATTATCAAACAGTTCATAATCATAAGTCCTGGGGTTTCTCACTTGTTCTTTATGTTGAGTATGACCCAAAAGTTCATAGTCCCACAACATTTGTATGTCCGTGGCAAGATCCAAGAACTGATACTACAAGTCTTATATGTCCACAAGATGTTCAGGAAGGTACGATCTTTATTGTTCCTTCTTATACACTTCATTATGCAACACCAAATCTATCAAATAAAACCAGAACAGTTATATCAGCAGACTTACTTCCTAAACTACCAGAACATCAATCCATAAATAACTAAAAAGTTATGTACCGTATACAAAAGACAGAGAACATTCAGGGTCAAATCAAAGAAATCTACTACGAAGGTGATTATCGTTGGAATACTGATTTTGATGTTCGTAAACTTTATGAGACTCTTACAGAAGCACGTGCAGACCTATATTCTTTTGGTGGTGAAATAAGTGCCGATGTTGTTGGTGAATAAGCACCAATAGACCACTTCACAAACTGACCACTCACCCTCTGGAATCTCACCAGGGGGTTTTATAGTATGTAAGAATCCAAGAAAAACCAAGAATGTCCCTTTCTAATCTTGACCGATTGATTTTTATTGTTTCATTTCTTGCACTTATGAACTGGGGAACTCGGATCGTTAAAGTTATTTTAACTTCTTTTTAAATGCTCACGATTTATACAAGTGGTTATGGATATTCTCACAGGCACTGCTGTGCCCTTGTAATCTGGTTCTGTGAGAAGTATCTACCCAGACATAAGATTGAGATAGAAGTTCTTCACAGAGGTCTTGTGAGAGAAGGTGTTTATGGTTGGTGTAGTGTTCGTGATTGTGACTGGAGACCACGAAGTTTTTTGATTGAGATTCATAATCGTCTTTCCAAAGAAGATTATATGAAGACAATATTTCACGAAATGCAACATCTTCTACAACATATTCGTGGTGATTTAAGAGATAAGAGAGGCATTCGTTGTTGGAAAGGTATTGATTGTTCTGATTTAGATTATAAAGAAATGCCATGGGAACTTGATGCTCATCAAAGAGAATTAGAGCTTTATGAAGAGTACTTGACAGAGCACTCATAAATTGATATAATACCTTTGTGAGGGTTGATAAGCATGTATAAGATTCTTCAAGGGTAAATAATAAAAAATAATCTTATCTTAATCTAAGATGACAAATTCCTACATTTGGTTTCTTCCATTTGGTGTTATTCTTTATTTGATGATAATGGACGAAAACATTACAAAATATGTAATACTACTCTTTGAGTCTCTTTCTGTTTATGCCGAAAAAAAATATCTAATGATTAAACTTCATCCCTTCTGGTTCACAAATCCAATCTCTCAAAGAATAATGATGAAGAAATATGAAAAGATGGCACAAAAACTCTTGACAAATCATAAATCATAACCTTATCATAATAAATATAATCAAGTCATTGGAGACTTCAATTATGTCAAGAACTTTTAGAAATCCTGTTTATGAGTATAATTATTTTCGTCATCCAAAAACGCAAGGAGAACGTAAAAAACTAGACGGATTTATTCGTGATTCTGTGTTTGAAGAGTTTAGTATTTCCGGAATCAATCATGCACATCATAGGTTAAATCGTATTCCAACCTCTTATGATGACGTTGGTTTCAGTGCCCGACAAGAAGTTCACGAGACTGTTTAGAAACCGACACAAAGACCCCTTGACCGGGGTCTTTTTTTGTGCTATACTACTCTCATAGACACAAATCCCCCAATGAACTACAAGGCAACAGTTCAACTCTCATACATCAGTACCAGTGATGGTGCGATTGGTTGTGATGATATTCTTCCTGCCGAGAATATCAAAATAGAAGTACCTGCCGAAGACCTGAACATTCATCAGTATTTTTATCTATTCAATCGTTTCCTACGGGCAGTTGGTTTTTGTGATTATAACATTATGAAAGGTGGAGTTCAACTTGCCTTTAATGATATGAGAGACCAAAAAGAAATGAAAAAGGTTGCTGATGAATATGGTCTGATACTTGAGGAAGATTTTTCAGAGCAACTTCAAGAAGAAGTAGGACTTGCAAAGAAGTTTGATGAGGACTGGGCACTTGTGGGTAAGACATTTGAGGAGAATGAAAAACTGCAAAGTGAAGTTCTGGACCTGAGAGCAAAACTCTCACGATATGAAAGTCCAAACAATCCTAACTATACAGAAGAAGAAATTGAAGCAATCTGTGCGGAGGCAAGAAAATCCTGATGTCTGAAAGAGC